ACGCTAATAACACGTTTAAATATTTTTCTTGCTAACCAAAGAATTTCTGAGGAAAAGTTTTTATATTCTTTTTTAAACCAAAGTTTACGTCTGTTTATTTTAAACAGTTGAACTCTTGTTTCATTATTAATACTACTCGCATAAACCATTGCAGTAAAATCATTCTGCCTGTTTGAAATATATGATTGCAGCGAACCATCAACTTGATAAGCACAGTTACGTTTATACCTTTCTGATAATTTTGAAACAACATATCGCAAATCTGCCATTTTATTCAGTTTCTCAGCATTATAAAATAGTCGCCATTGACTTTTTGATATTTGTTTACAAGCTAAACGATATTCTTTCAGTACATCAAATACATGTTTCTGCTTATACTTGTTAGTATAATGTTGTAATTTATATGTGCGTATAAGGCTCATTAGTAAAAAACGCCTTCGCACAGACAGGTTGCGTAATCAACTCAAATGAGGGGATTCCTGTCCGTTTGAAGGTTTATTTTAAATGTTATTTTGTTTTGATTTCATTTGAATTATAATTACGCAACACAAATATACGAATTATTTTATACATAATTCAATTTGTTTTTATGCTTTTGTTGAATGTTTAATATACAATCTATGTGTGTAACCTATCTGCACAACAAATATATTCATTATGTTTTTTCTGAAAATAAGTTTAAAGCACCATCCTTGTTACTTATTAATGAGTTATACCCATTTTTTATCTAAAAGAGTGTAAAACCCACAGGTTAAAACCATGTGGGTTTTACACTCTTTTAGATAAACGCTTTGAAGTTCCATAACCCTAAAACTTTAAGCCTCTATTGATAAAAACTTTTCTGCAATCCTGAAAGCCTCCTTAAACATACCTATCTCGGCAGATTCTCGGTCGTCATAAATAGTGTCATAATCTTTTTGGTTCTTTGGAGATTGAAACACAAAGAAACATTTAGGATATACATGAGGTACAACAAATACGCGCATCTTTAATGTATCAAAGAAGTAATATAAGTCTCTGATGTTTAATGTTACGTTGAAGGTATCTGTTATTAGTATAACTGTATTGTTGTGTACAATAACTTTAGTTGGATTATTCACACCATTACAAGAGGCGAACCATGCTTTTAATTCCTGCATTGCTTTAGGATACAACCCTAAAAGTTCATCGTAGTCAATACCCTCTATCTGTTTTTCAGTTTCCTCACTAATCCCTAATTTAATTTTAGTGTACTTATATAATTCGTTAGTAATATACCAACTGCAATCATCAGGCTCTACGTAACCCAAGAATGCACATTCGTTGTAAATACTTGTGTTTCTCTTATGTATATAAGCGTTTCTTAATTGTTGACCTAAACCATGATGCAGTTTAGTATTAAACTCAGTTTCGTTTAAAGTTTTTACATCATTTATATATTCAGGCATTGATTTCCAACCTTCGTAAAGAGCTTTAACAAGCTGTTTTATTGATTCGTATTTTATTTGTTTTTCACTCATTTTATATATTTTTAATTAATTCAATTTTTTTGGTCAATTATTTCTTCATCTTTCGGTATATCATCAATGAAATTTACACAATGAACCTCACCTTCGTTTTTCATCCATTCTTTTGATTTCGATTCAGATTCTTCCATATCCTTTTTTTCTTGTTCAGCTCTCTTTTGAAGTGGTGATTTATATCCTATCATTTTCTTAAATAGTGTTATTAAAGAAAAAGGTAGGAGTATTGGGCTGATTATACAAAATATTATGTATGCAACAAAAATTGAAAAAGGGTTGAATATTATTTTCCAAATTAATTGAAACGATGCCTGTTGTTTGAATTGGTTAATAATATCTGTAACAATTTCATATTTTTTATTTTTTTTAAATTGATTCCATGAAATACTCAAGTTAACATAGCAATAAATTGTTTCAAATGTTATTGAAAATATCCAATAATAAAGTATGTTTTCGTTAATAGTTATAGTCATTTTATTTTTTTTAGTTTATTGTGCATTACCGTAATGTACCCAACTAACTGATTCTACCTTGTTACCACTCCATGTTGGAATAATAAAATCAATACCTTCTTTCCTGTCGTATGTTTCCATAAAGATGCAGTTTTCTTTATGCAAATATATCAAATGCTTATTGTAAATTTCAGTTATAAGTTGGTCAGCAGCATTTGTTACAGATGTCCCTTTGTTATTATCAGTAAAAAGGACTACTGCTTTATTTTTACCCCTCCATATTTCAATAGTACACTCAGAGTTGTGTACTCCAAGTCCCTTGTATCTGTATGGTTTAAGAGTAATATCAGCAGCCCTTTCAACTGATGAAATAATTTGTTCGTATCTTAAAACTTCTTGGTTATCCATTAGCTCAAAAATGTTTTTTTTTAGTTAATTATTTCTTTGTAACCAATAGTTATCAACCCACAATCTCCGTGTTTAACGCTATTAATTAAATGCTCTGCTATTTCTTTTGCCTTTGGTAAAATTCTTGGTATTATAAACAATATAGTTGTTTTTGTTGGTGGATAAGGAGTATCACTATGCTTAGTTTCAACCTTAGTACATGAATAGTAAAAAATGTTTTTATCTATCCTAAAAAATGTTAGTGGTGTTTTGTTCATTTGTTTTGGTTTATTTAGTTAATAATTGAAACGTAATTAATAATTGAGCGTAATGTAGTAATTGGTCGAATCCAACACTTACAAAGAAGTTGTGTATATCTCCCTTGTTATATAGGTATGTATTTAGTCGGCTTGTTAAGTAATCAGTAATCCAATGGCATACGAATGTTATTGTTGGAAATAAAAAAACAAAACAAACACCTTTAGTTAATGTATGATAAAAAATAATATAAGCTCCGTAAAAACAAGAAAAAGCAAACCAAACTAACGTATAAGTTAATACGTGCATAGTAAGGTAATAATTAGACTTACTCTTATTTGTAGCTTGTTCATGTGTTTGTAATACAAAGTCAGCAAACCAATGTATCAAAATAATACTAAATAGTATGTATATGTTTATTTCTGTTTTCATTTTTACTTGTTTTAATTAAACCCGCCAACATTTAATATGTAATATGAGTAGGTTTATTTTAATGTATTTAATTTATTCCATTTCCTCTCTAAAAAATCAACATTATGTATGTAGTTCTTTAGTATTTTTAAATCTTTTGTTGTGCATATTTCTATTTTTGAAGTTACTTTCTTGGTTGTTTTCACTTTACTACTTATATTATAAAACTCTTTTAATTTATCTGATATTAATTGTAATGTTTTCAACCAATTAATATGAATTTCTACTCTTAAATTTAACCAACTTGATTTTTTGTCTTTACCACTATGTGTTTCCCATATACAACCATCACCATCTATAAGTCCTATAAAAAAAGGTAATAATAAATCTTTTGTTAAAAAAATATTCAAATCAGGTGGTGTGTATGTTTTAGGGCTATTAATATTTAATATTGATAACCATTTTTCTCCAAATTTTTTATCTTGTATTCTTAATATACATGAGTGAAACTCTTTTTTAGTGTAACTGTTTATGTATTTTTTTTCATAAATTTTACATCCTAAAATATCAGATATTTTTTTAAGGTGTGATTTATCTTTTATGCTTAATCCAATAATAACCTCCCCTTTATTAGTTATATGACCATCAGCCATTATAAATCCCCACCAATATGCACTCCTTTCATTTAATGTATCAAGAAATTTTAATGAGCCAATTCTTTTTCTTTGAGCTTCTGACTTGACACCTAACTCAATTGCTTTTTTAGTTAACATGTTATAACTTCTATTTGGAATAGCAGCTAACAAATCTTTCATTGTAGAATTTTTCCAATGAAATTTAAGTAGCTCTATTTCTTTGTCAGTCCATCTATTCCAATTAGAAGAATGCAGTCCAAGTTTTTTTGCTTTATCACCTATGGAGTTTAGTGTTCTACCCTTAATGTATTTTGCACATTCATTAGATTCTCCTGTTGGATAATATTTCTTTAAAAAACAAATATCTTCTTCTGACCACTTTTTTTTATTATTAGTCCCTTTCATTATAAATACGAATATAAGAATTTAAAGCTAAGGGTGTATAATTGTTTTTTAAGCATTTATCCTTTCACGTATCTCAGAAAGTTTATGGTCAATTAAAAGTTTTCCATCTTTGAAAACAGGTTTAAGTTCACAGTTCATAATTTCATCCCAAGTAGCTTGGTCTTTTAAATAAAAATCACCATTTCCATCTTTAAAAACAGCAGTTAAACCTTTAGCTGATTTTTTCTCTCCACTATCAGTAATAGGGTCTTTAAATATTTCTCTACCAATTCCATCAACTTCACAAAATGTAGATTTAACTGCAATTCCGAGCGAATCCCTGCTTTTTACGTTCATCGTGTAAGAACCCACCCCCATAACTATATTAGTAGAAGCGAATCCTTTAGTCTTTAATCTTTGGCAAATTTCTTCTGCTCTTTCTAAGGTTATCGCATCCCCGTATATAGCCCCAATATGGTTATCTAATACTTTGTAACCTTGTTCGTTTACTATACCGCCAAATACATCCCAAAGTAGTTCTATAACACCTTTGTGTTCGGATTCAGAAATGTATTTAGGTTTACCTACAACTCCATTTTCCCATTCATAATATCCACCAAAAATACCATCTTCATTGTCAACAAATCCCTTACCACAAATAATATCACAAGGATTACCGCTATCAGGACGTATAACTAATTTACCTTCACGAGCTAATATTTTATCTTTTAAAGTAGGTAGGTACTCTGTACATACTTTCCAAAGGTCAAAGCTGTCGCTAACAACAGATATTATTCCTGTTGGGAACTGATTTAATAATCTTGCGAAAGCAACAATCTCATCTTCTTTACCATAAGATGTCATAACGCTGTGTTCTGATGCAGGCACACTACTACCAACTAATTCTTTTTCAATGTTAGCGTTATAATATTCCTCTAACATCAAAACGGCAGGTATGGTATCTGTTCCTGTGAATGATAATAGCCATCCCGCTTGATTTAAAGATGTTTCGATAGAGCTTCTACCTCGCATACTAAAATCATGTCCTTGCCATTGAACAAAATCTTTTGTACCAGTAGTTTCAATAGCGTGTTTATCTAATACATCTCTAAATTGTTTCCCAATAGTTGCATTAGTAGTTAAATCCCAAATAACTGTACTCATTTGAGTTTCTAAGAAATTAACTAACCAAGCGTGTTCAGGGTGTGTATTGTAAATTACATAATACGGAACTCTTGCTTTTATCAAAGAACCTTCGGGTAATGCAAGTATCTCCAATGGCATGTAACCTAATTGATGTAATTTTTCAATATGAGTGGTATCAATATCACAAAAACTAAAGTTTTTATGAAACCTTTTATATTCTTTTAATACATCTTCTAATGGAATATTAAAGAATAATTCATTCCATTGTTTTATCAGATATTCTTTTAAATAATATTGTAATCCAAACCATACTGATTTTTCTAATCCTTCCATTCTCTTGTAGCTTCTTGGTGTCATATTAGAAACTAATTTGGTCATACCTTCAGGATACATTTTAAAGTGAAACTGTTTGTAGCTATCTGATAGCAATATTGGTAAAATTTTCATATTTTTATTTTTTTAGTTGGTTTACAATTATTTATTATTTAATATTTGTTCTAATTTAAAACGGACGTATTTTACTAAGTCTTTGTACTCATAAATCAACGGTATATCATATCGGTTGCATACCACTTGAATATTACCGAATCGGTAAAACTCTTTAGGGCAGCAAACAATTAGTTTACCTGATTTAGCATATAAACCCAATTCAAGTAACGATATAGGTGATTTACTATCGGGTAGGATATTCATAACAACGTAGTCAGCTTTCTCCATAGCATCAAGCTCCCAATTTACCTGCTGATAAAAATCAGGTGTTTCAAATGTTTGCTTAATGTTGCTATCCCATTTATCCCTTCTTGGATTAAATATATTGAGTGAAAAAAGGTCTTTTACTTGTTTTGTAAAATTAGTTTGCCAGTCATCACTTTCCCCCATATCAATAGTGCCTGCAAGGAATATTGATAAGTTACCGTTTGGGGTAATCATTTGTGGTGGTTTAAATTCAATTGTTTTTTTCATGTATTGTTTTTTTAGTTTTTTATTATGCTGCATCAGTAGGGGTTAACTTACTATTGTTGTATGCTCTAACCCTGTATATCACATCTTCAAGTATATCTAATGTAACTGGTAAGGCACAATTTCTATCATCCAAGTAGATATTCGCGTATGGTTTGCTACCTTCGTTTCCGTATGGTAGTTCAATAGGGTTTTTATTGATTGTGTCAATATTTATACCAACTGATTCACAGTATCTCTTAATATCTTCGTATCTGTCTTCGCGGCAAGCTGTATGCACAACAACAAAGCATCCTGTTATCTTGGCTTCTTTTATCAGTTTGATAGTTCTATCAATATCATCTTTATTATCTAAAGTGTGATAAGGACTTATAGTGCTATCAAAATCAGTTGACAGGATTATTTTACCGTATTCAGACCACTCTTTAAATAATCTGTCGGCATACTTTTGTAATCTTTCGTCTTTTAACATTGGTTTTTGTTTTTAAATTATATTATTCGTCCAATACTGTTTTTACTCTAATAGGTAGTTCTTCATATTTTTTTCTTTGTAAAAAAAATTGTTGTGTTTTACCAACACCTAAATGAATCATAGCAAAATTCATTCTTTCATTACTATTCATTGAATCCCATTTTTGTTTACCTTTTAATTTTTCTGTTGACATTTAAAATACATTTAACTGTTTAATAAATGGTTTAGTGTCAGGCATAAAATCCTTATAACTGTTGGTTGTGTAAATAGCATCGAAGTATTGCATTAATTCTCCTATTCCCTTACTGAAAATTCCGTGCGTAACTATAAGATATATCTTGTTTTTTAAAACATCATTTTCACAAGATACATTATAGTCGTATATTTTATTTTTAATTTCCTTTGCAATATTAATGAACGATGCCCCACCATCAAGCAAATCATCAATTATGATAAAATTCTTATTTTCATAATCAGATATATTTATAGGAACAACTGTTTTATTTAGTTTTCCATCAACACCTCTGTGTTTACTACAAATAACAACTTCATTAGTGCAGTTTATTTGTTCAGCTACTTTGTATATTTTTTTTAAAGAGCCTCCATCAACACTCACTAAAACCATTGTGTCTAAAAAAGCATTTGTGTCAGAAATAAAACTTTCAACTAACTCTCTGTTATCTATTTTTTTGAAATTATTTAAACACGCTTCAAGAACATCGCTGTGAGCATCCATTACCGTTACACTTTCAAAATTAAGATTGTTTATAATTGGGCATATCACACCTTTCAAATAGTTGTTAGAGCCTTCTTCAAATTTTCTGTCGCTTCTACTCCCTAAAAAATATGGTGTGTACAGGTGTATTTCCTTAACGCCTAAACCTCTTAATGAAACTGTTGCAGCTACTATTAATTCCAAATCCATGAAATTATTTAGCCTTGATTTTATTTCAACAAATTTAACATCCCAATCTGTTTTTGTTCCGTCATTAAGAACGTATTTAAGGCTATCAGGAATTATCTTTACTTGGCTCTGACCATCAGGGAACTTACTTATTACATACTTTATATCTGATTTTTCAGGATATGCTAAATTTAAAACTTTCATATTCATTTTTTTTATTAATTTATTTATTACTCAGGAAATAATATTTCACTATTTTAATTACTCAATAGTATTACTTTTTTTAAGTCTAATAAACTGGCGAACAGACATCATCCAATCTTTCATTTGTTTTCCGTGTGATTTCCATCCAAGTTTTTCGTAATGGTTATATAATGTTTTTATTTCATCTGTTTCTGTATCAGAACAAATTGTATCGGGTTTCAATAACAAATAAAATTCAACAAACTCATCAAGTGTAGGTTTTTCAAAAGCTACATTAACCCTTCCATTGTTAACTTGTAGGTAAGTACGAACAGCTTTTTTCCAATCTATAATTGGTTTACCCTTTGTTTTCCAATTTGCTTTTTCGTAGTAATTATATAACCATGTTGTATCCGCCTCATCTGAAGTAGGTATTATTATTTTATAATACTCAGTAAATTCTTCAAATGTTGGTTTATCTACATTAACTGACTCAATTGTTTTTTTACCTAACTCAGTAAATACGGGAACACCTGTAACATGTAGTGGTGTACTATTTGTATTGCCTGTTGTTCCTGTTGAACTAACTGGAGGAAAAAACACTTTTTTAGCTAATAACTCATTTAACTCTCTTTGCATTTGTTTAATAACGGCTTCGGTTGCCTCTGCATGTAGAGCGGTTACAATATTCTTCTGTTCTTTATAAGAAGATTTACGCGCTTTTTCAATTTCAATATTTCCTTCTAAAAATAGGATACGAATATCCTCTGCTAATGATGTTGCCATAGTTTTTTTATCCTTATTTATTTTTATTATTGTTATTACCCTGTATGTAATTAAGTCTGTCAATTTCAGCAGCTATAAATGCGCCCGCTATCGTTAATTTTTCAACCTCACTCTTTGCGTTAATTTTTTTAAAAACACTTTGATTCCAATCGGAAGGGAAGTCTTCAACTAAACCAGTTATTAATGATTGTGCCGCCCATTTTAATTGACCCATATCATTAAACTCAACATCTCTATCAATACTTATTCCATGCTTTTCAATTTGCTCCGCTCGCTCTAAGGCGATTAGTTCTAATCCTGTTTTCATATTTTTATATTTTTGTACAATGTTTAATATACTTATATATTTAAAAGTTTAATTAATTTTTTTCTTCCAAACCAAACAATACTCATACAGATGTATGTTGATAAAATTACACCACCACCACCAAGTAATAGGTAAGACAAAATATTTAGTGAAATCCAAATGCCTGTTATAATTAAAACTCCTGTTTTCATTTTTTTAGTTTATTTTTTGGTTAGCATCTAATACTAATTCGTATAAGTTAAATATGTCCATTTCAAAAACTTTTATAGCTTTTTGTTTGTAACAAGATTCAAATTTGTATGTACCCATAAAAGACATTTCATTTTCTTCATCTGAATATTTTTGTATTTTATATCCATGATAAATAATATTAGATTGTTCTTTACTGTATCCCATATAGTCAAACAAATCTTGTGTTGCTTTTTCTTGTGATGAGGAACAGATAATTGGTCTGTTACCACATTTTACATCTGTTATTACATAAGTCAAATTATTCATTTTAGTTTGTTAGTGTTTCGCTGTTTATAGTTCCGTGAGAAATATCTGTTTGTGATTTACGTAAAACTTTTTGATATGATAGTTCGGCATAATCTTCAATAGTTTTACCCCTGTTTAATGCAAGTGCATTTAAGTAGTACAATACATCCGCTAATTCGTTATCAAAAAGTTCTTCATTTTCTATAACTATTTCGTGTGGTTTTGCATTACCATTTCGGATAGCTTTTTTAAGCCTATCAACTTGTTCTGCTTTTTCAATAGCACCATCTAAAGGAAGTGGTGTTATAATACCGTTATGCCTTATTTTGCATTCATTTAACACCTCGCCTGCTTCTCCAAATAATCCAAGTAAAGCAACGTTGTTTATACTTCCTTTTATGTAACCTACTTTTTGCTGAATTTCAGTTAGTTTTTGAATTGATGTTTTTTCCATGATTATTTTATTTAGTTTATATAGGAAATTCTCTGATTTTCAACCATTCAAGGTGATGAGGATACTCCTCAAAATTTTCACCCTTTACATTAGGTAAATTATATTGCTTACCTAAAATACTACCAAGCTGCTTGAAAAATATTTTAGGCATACCAACTATACTTCGACTGTATTCAAATTTAGATATGATGCCTTTAACGTGTTCTAATTGCATCTTACGTATCTTGGTTATATGACCCGATTCACCACCAATAATAATCCAAGATAATGGTGCTTGATAGACTTTATTACCATCTACTATTCTTGTATCATCAGTTACATTAGTATTGAAATTAACAGCACCTACAAGAGGCTCACAACTAACAAACATAACCTTAACAAAATTATTAGAACAGAAGTCTTGTATGTGTGGGAACATAGTATCATAATCTTTTTGGGTAACAATGGTTGTACCTAACCAAATATTTCTTGGGAAAGATGGTGTTTGTAAATCAGTTGATGTAAGCCAACGTTCAGGGAAAAACTTTTTGAAGTTCTCAGGTCGCTTAGTAAGTAATAACCAATCAAGATTAGGTGTTTCTTCAATTATTTTCCAAATACGTTCTCTTGGCTCATTTAGTTCATCTCTGTCTTCCATTATATCAGACAGCGAGCTACAAAAAACACGATAACGAATACCTAATTCACCTGCTTTTTTATTCCATTTTATAGGGTTATTCCAAACAGTTTCAGAAGTAATATGCCTTGTGCCATTGTTTCCCCATACAGCAAACTTATATCTATCATTAAACGCTTCGGCATAACAAAACTTACAACCATCAGTTACTTTGTGGCAACCAATCCAAAAATTTTGCGAATGGTCGCACCACGAAATTTTACTATTTTCCATATACTATTTTGATTTGACCGTTCAAGAGTTTCAAAATTACTATTTTATATTCAGTTGTAAAAAAATATTAGCATAAAAAGTTATTAACCGAATTACTTATTATGCGAAAATAAAACAGAAACAATTATACCAAATACGCGACCATTCAAATCGGATAGTGGATGTACCAACTGAATTTGTCTGTACCACTCTAATAGCTGTTCTTTTGGCATTACAGCAACAGGAAACAACTTATTCGTGTATTCTTCTACCTGATTGTAATCAACGGTGGAAAGATTAACGCTATGTGTTCTAAAACCTGCCTTAACACCCTTCCAGTTGTTTTTTGATAACAACCTGTTTTGAATATTCAGTATATCTTTTATACTAAAATCTTTAAATCCTCCTAAGTCGGTTAAAATATCTTGTGTCTCAGTTATTCTGTTTTCATTCTCACCTTCTTTTTTTATATGAGGTTGATTAATTCTTTTAGCATCTTCAAATGGATTTCCAGTCCAATAAAATTTAGGTTTAAAATCACCTGTGATTACAGGGTTTTCAATTATGTTGTTCATTAGTTTAATTTTTTTTAAGGTAAATTGATTCGTTGTTATAGTAAAATTCTATTAGCTTCTTACCTTCTTCACAGTCGCAAACTAAAAACCCTTGTTCCTTATAAATTTTAGTTTCTGTTGTTTCCCATTTATCATTCTTGTATTGATAAATAGTAACTAAATCACCTTCACTTAGCTTGTTGCCAAAATTATCGCAGGCAAATCTATTAAGTTGACGTTTCTCAATTATATATAATAAACGATTACCAAACTTATGCTCAATAAAATAAAACATGTAGTGTAAAAATAAAATAGTAATAAAAAAGAAAAAATATTTTCGATATTCTTCTATGTGTAATACATTAATACTATTCCAAATAGGTATATAAACGAAAAGAACATATATAAATACAAATAATGATTCGGTTATTACACTTGGTCTTCTTTGATTTGTTTTTTTATTTTGCCGTTCCATGTTAAATTATTTTATTTAAAGTTTCAGTTAACAAGAAACGTTTATTTAACTTAGTTATTTCACCCTTTACTAATACACCACTTGTATCCGATATAACACTTACTAAAATAACATTGTCGTCCTTCATAGACATGAATTTACCTTTAATACGAACCCCATATATATTAAAGTTTAGTTCTTCGCCTGATTTAAAATTATTATCTGCCATACTATTTATTTAAAAAATATAATTTTAATCTATTATTTACTTCTTCATTCCACTTTAAAAATACATTAGTACCATTATGAAAAACAACTTTTATTCTACCATCAGGTTCAGGTACTCTAAAGGCACAATGAATAGTATCTAACCCAAACATAAATTCACCTTCTCCGATTTTTTGCTCAGGTATTATTTCGTTAGGTAGATTTAATCTTTCTTTTCTATCTTTTGCCTCTTGTATTTCTTTAGAGTTTGTTTCTATGTATGCTATCGCTACCATTGGTTTGTTTTTTTAGTTTAACTGAATATTTTACTTTTTTTACTCCCCTACTGTTTTATTAGTTCTGACGTATTTACTACTTAATAAAATTGGTACAAGTTGGTTCTGTCTTTGTAAATTCATTAGCTTGATGTTTTCCTGTGCAGTTGCAGACCTTATTCCGCCTTTTTGCTCTGCAATTTTTTCTACATCAATATTAACCTTTAACTCTTTAGCCTTCTCGGTAAATTGATTAGCACGTTCCTGAGCTTTTTCGTACTCCTCGTTTTTATTCTTTTGTTGTTCACGGTATTTTGAGCAAGCGTATTCATCAGGCTTGAATGAATCACCATGCTTTGCGAAAAAAGCCATTGTTAGTAGTTCTTTTTCAATACGCCAAAGTTTAGCAAAGTATCTAACCTTTTGTATAACCTCGATAAAGTCCTCATCATCTAAATCAGCGATTATAGCTTTCTTGTCGTTAAATATTTTTGCGTAAGGATTAACGGATAGGATGACGTTGGTTATAATAAGTGAATCATCTGTTTCCCTTATTTTAAATATACGTTGCTTAAACGTCCCATCAATTTCCTCCTCAGACATATTGTGCTTAATTAGGAACTCCCTTAATTTATTTTCAGCACTTGTCTTCTCACCACCAACACCTCTATCTTTTAGTTCTTTTAGCTTACGGGCTTTAGCCTTTAATTTTTCTTTATTATTTGATTCGCTCATAAAATATTAATCATTTATTTTTTTTATTAATTCAAAATACTCTATATGACTCTTCCTTGTATCAAGTAGAATATTATTATCTATCTAAAAAGGAAGGTCATCCTTACCCGAACTACCACCTGAATTTTGTTGCTCTGAATTACCGCCACCCTCTTGTTTAGGTGCGTAACCACAAGGCTCTATGTAGCTAACAGAAACTTTGATAGATGCAACTTCATTACCTTCTCCGTTTTTGTAGGTACGTGCTTCTACTTCTTCGCCATGAATAATAATTTTATTTCCTTTTTTAAGAAGCTCGGCTACCTTTAAATATTCATTATCTCTCCATAAGGCACAATCAAGATAGGTAACTTTTTTTTGAATCTGACCTTGTTTGTCCTTGTACTGTGAGTTTATCGCTAATGTAAAGTTAATTACACTACGATTACTGTTGTTGGTTAAGGCTGTAATCTTACAGTCTCTTACTAAATTTCCTGAAGCTATTAATAGTAGCATGATTTTATGGTTTTTTTTTATGGTTTATATTAAATTTATTTTTTATTTTTTATTTTATTTTTTCGCTTTTTAATTTTTTTTTGTTTTTCAGGATAAGATATTTCCTTGTATATAGAATCAGTACATAGTAGTGCATAATGATGTACACCGTAAGATATAATACGCTTGTCAGATGGTTTAAAAATAATTTTGTTATCCCATGTGTTTATAGTTAAATGGTGGTATTCATTATTTGTATCTTCTTCAAAATCCAAAGCTGTTTTAGATATAAATAATAGTTTAAATAGTTGTTCTTTGTAAACTTTGTTTTTTAATGAATTTACCGATTCTAAGATAGGGTGCAGGCGAATAATATTTGCTTTTTCTATTGTTTTAGGAATTGTATGATATGTAATTAATATATCAATGCACCTGTAATTTATAGAATTTAAAATTTGAGTTAAAATATTACTTGCGGTTATCTCTGTAATTGCATCTCCTTGTTCAATAACTAACAAACCATCTTTAAAATCATTATGAATGTAAGAAAGAATATAAAACAGGTCTATACCCTTAGATTTAGTATTAATTACACCAACACCTTTTTTAAAATCCTTTATTTTATCAGGAGAAACTAACTGATGTTTAAAAAACTGATATTCATTAACTAAGTCAAGTATTAAAACCTTTTCATTCTTAGCGTACTTAGAAATAAAATTTTTGTTTTCTTCTGTTTTGCCAGTACCTATTTTACCAACAACAAAAATTACTGAACGTCTTTTAATAAATTGTGTTTTGCCTATTCTTTTTGTTCTTTTTATGATAGGTACTACCATTCTTGTTCTTGTAAAATGACTCATGTTTTTTTATTTAAAAATGTTATTCTAAATAGGTTTTATTAACTCAATAACAATTTTTTCTTCAAAAGAAGATGAATAATATTCATATATATTTGAATAGGGGTTAAATGGACTTATATCCTTATACACAGATTTACCATTATCTGAAAATCTACGTTCTAATTTACCGTTAACAGAAACAACTAAAAAATTATATTTAGTTAAATCCATCAAAAACGCACTATAATAAATATTATCAGGTTTATTAGTTTCATTTGACACGCCAATATACTCCTTGTATTCGTCATCAAATTCAATTTTTAGTATTTCCTTACCTATTCTATTTCCATAATTACAACTAATGTAATTATTTCTTGCTCCGAATAGTATGAATGGATACTCTAATTCGTATTCGGTTTTATTTTTTAAAGTAATTGTTACCTTCATGGTGTTTGTGTGTTATTCATCGTCATCAACTAATTTTTCTCTTTTAGCTGCATTTTTTAGCATATCAGCAATTTTATTTAAGTCGTTAGCTAATTCACCATCGTATTTTTTTGCCATCTTTCTAACCATTCTGCTTGTTTTCCAGTAAAACATTTTGTTTTTAATAAATGGAATAAAATAGAAGTATAAGAATATGGCGACACCGATAGATGTAAAAAATAATATAGGTATAATGATGTTCATTTTTTTAAATTATTGACCGTTCTACTAAGAGTTGCAAATATAATAAATTGTATTTAGATATAAAAAAGAAACTTATTAACATCTGATATAAATCACCATGTTTATTTATTATTTCTGTATTTTTTTGTGGTTCAATCATAATCAATCTATAAATCTTCTAACATAATCATTTCTTTGTCCCATGCGCCCAATATATTCCAAAATATACCGAATGGAGATTGCACTAAAAGAATAGGGTCATTACGTTTAAATTCTTTACGAAAATCTTTTGCTTCTGCTATTACATAGAATACTGGTCTCTTACCACAAAGCTCCATTGTTTTTGCATCGTACTCATTCATTATTTCAATAGCATCTTTAGGAAACTTAGGTATAAATAAATCAGCCCTTTCAAATGCTAATTTATACTTTGAAACTAAATCATTTATTTTATCAGTAGTAGTGGTGTCAAATACACCAAAAAATTCCTCAAACTCCTTATATTTTTTTCTATTTTCAAGTCGAGTAACCATATCAATAACTTCTTTTTTAGCATACTGATTGTACCTAATAAACTTTTCTTTCATTTTAAGTACCATAATCTTTTCATCAATATCATCATAAATAAAATCTTTAGGTACACGTTGAAGTTCATCAAATACTTCAATAGGCTTAAATATTTTAAATGGTTGAGGATTTTTATCACTTGGTTTTATAACATTTGAACTAACTGCTATAACAGATACACCAACATCGCCTTCAACTGAATCACTTGGATTTGTATCAGGTGTTGTATTACTACTTACTACTGTTCCTATACCTCTGTTTGGAAATGAACCCACAGCAACATTACCTGATGATTGTAAATCATTCATAAATTCACCTAATGGGTTATCACTATCAGAACCATCACTTAATAATATATCACCACCACGAACACTTATACCATTGTTAGACCATTCTTTAATAAAATCATATAGGTAAACAGATTCTTTTTTATCCCCTGTGTAACTCGATTCCATTTGGTCTTCCGATAACTGTATAGCTGCCTCACGTTTTACTTCTTTAACAGCCTGTATAAATAACCTGAGTTCATATTTTTGTTTTTCAAGAGCTTCATGCGCTTCTTTTTTGTTAGCTACAAAACCAATACTGCTTGTTTGTTCTATATTTTCAGTTTCTTTTTTGTCTTCAACTTTTTCTTCAATATTTTTTGTTTCCTCATTTTTATCTTCCGATACCACTACTTCTTTTTTATCTGACTTATCCTTTTGTTTTTTACGACTTTTAAAAATCTTGTAAATAAGTAAGAATATAATTGTATATACTACTAATATGAAAATTACAGCAAATGCTATACTTAAATTACTGTGTTGTTGCATGGTTTGTTTTTTTAGTTTTTTATTTTGTTTTTATTTTTGGTAACTATATACTTATTCACCCTAAAAAGGACTTTCCTGTTCAGGTATTAATTCTAATTCAGGGCGTAATGTATTTACGGACTGAAATTTTCCTTTTATGCAATATCCGACACTACGACCACAAAGCACCTTTTTTATCTCTCTGCCAGTTCGAGAATTAAAACACTTTCCGTCCTTTGTCCACTTATAGTTAGTGGCAAATCGGAGTTGATGTGTTAGTACGTAACTATTTGATATTGAGATATTCATGCTTTAGTGTTTATGCGACAAGCCCGTAGTTATGTTCAATTTGTTTTGTTTAAAATTTAAAAGCCCACGCTCTCCTTAATTTTTTCAAAATTATAAAAGGTTTTGTTCCGTTTCATCTATTCGCTTTTTCGCTTTGTTAAAGTATTTTTCGTCTTTCTCAATCCCAATAAAATTCCTATTCAGTTTCTTACAAGCAACTCCGCAAGTTCCACTTCCCATTGTATTGTCAAGCACCGTTTCATTTTCGTTTGAGTATGTGCTGACAATAAATTCCATCAACGGTAATGGCTTTTGTGTCGGGTACAGTCCATTTTCTCTATCGTATCTCAAAATGCTTTTCGGATAACCTGTTTTTGTTTGCTTGTAGTTATCTCTTTTGCTTTCACTTGATAAATGCCCTAAACTTCCTGCCTTACCTTTATTTGAGCAAATAATATCAGTATCATTCAAATCCAAATTGTATGTAATCCTTTTTACTTTGCTCAAAATTTCTTCATATTTATTTTCAATTCCAAATAGGTTGCAAATTTTATTCCATTGCTCTGCTGTCGGTAATTGTGAGCCATTCAGTTTGTTCGTTACCCAACCTGTCATTCCTCCTGTTCTTGATAGTTCCAATTTTGACACATCAATTTTTTTCAAGTTCAGTCGCTTCATATTTTCAATCATAATATCAGCAAATTCCATATCGGGAGTTTCATTACAAAACACAGATATAGTTTCGTGTATCTTCAATGGTTGGTAGTTCACTAATTGAAAGTTCCCTGCATTGTTCTTCTCCCAAATCCAATCGTATTTATACCAACCCAAATTACTTGTCCGTAGCAATGATGAAAACGGTTCACTACCAAATAATACAATCACTCCCTTGTCCTTTATTATTCGTTTGTATTGCTCCCAAAGTTTGTCAAATGGAATTATCGTGTCCCAAGCACAAGCAGTCGTTCCGTAAGGCAAATCACAGCATATAAAGTCAATACTCTTTTCGGGTATCTCATTCATCAATTCCAAAGTATCACCTAAATATAAATCCTGTTTCATAATTCTAAAATAAAATCCAACGCACCCCTCTCAAAAACCTTTTTTAAAAAACCTAAATATAACATGGGCTTTAACGCAATTTTCCCTCCCACAAGGCAACAGCACAACTGCGTAAAGCCCTGTCCGTTATGTCTCATTTAGGGTGAATAAGTATATAGTTACCTTATTTTTTTTGTTCCTTAAAATACCTATCCCATTGTTCGTGTGTCTTTGTTTTGAATAACTCTAAATCTTTATTTATAAACTCAATTCTTGTTGGCTTACTTACATTTTTTCTAACATCATACATTTGACAAAACCAATCCGTAAAACCTACAACATCAAATTCTTCTACTTCTTCAATAGATACTTCGTTAAGCTCTGATAACCTTTGATTAATTAGTTTTTTTAGTTTAGCAGGTATCTTCCAATGATTAAATGCGGTAAGTGTATCCCTTAACTCATCTAATAATTCCTGTGCCTGTATTTTTAATTTATCTTCGCTGTTGTTCATGTTCTTGAAACTTCCTTATGGCTTACATCAAGTAAATCTAAATAGTTTACATGTGGATTAAAAAGTATTTTACCATCTACCTTGAATGATTCCATTATCTCATGCTCTACACACATCTTGAATGCTCCATAACACGTTTTGATTACTTCGTCATCAGTCATAAACTCAGACAAGTACCATTTTCTGCCATGCCATTCTTTTTCTTCTGAGGTATGTTCTAATTCAGTACCAACCTCTTTTGTACATACAGCAGAGTAAGTCAACTGTAAAAATATTCTACCGTCTTTAGGGTGTAGGTTATCACGTTCTACGCGAATATTAAATTGTTTACCAAATAGGTTACAACTTACACGAGCGCATAATGCTTTTACTTTTTCAATTTGTGAATCCATTTTTTATTTATTTAATAATTCAATTCCTTCATTTATTTTTTGAAGTGTTTTATCGGCTGATTCTTTTAAATTAATCAAATCTTGTTTTAATTTATCAGCACCTCCGCTTTCAATAAGTTTAATTATTTCACCTATTTTTTTTGGTTCACGATTTATGTGCCAACTATTCAAATCAATACCTGAAGATTCTTCAATAGATTTAACCAACTCTTTATGTTCTTTTACTTGGTTTTGAAGGTGAGTAATCAACCTTTGATTTTCATCTAACCCTTTTCTTCTTGCTTCCTCTATTTTATCTTCAATAGCTGAGATATGTACAAATTGTTCTTTACTTGATGCTCTCTTTAACATAGCACACATGAAACCCTTACTTACTGGTTTAGGCTCTAATAGGGGTGCTTGTTTTTTTATATACACTCTTTCCCCCTTTATATTCATCCACCCCCATGCAACAGGTATTTCTTCTATTTTAGCTATACTTTCGTCGGTGGTTAATAACCAAAAGTAATCGCAGTATTGAAATATGTTTTCTGCTTTTTTTGGATTCTTCAATTCATTAAGCCAATCACCCCTGAAACTTTTTAATTCTATTCCATTTATAGCAAGACCTCTACTTGGATAAAGATTAACTGCAATATAATCAGCAGAGCGAGAACGACTAAATCCTGCTGCATCACTAACCTCCTTCATTAAAGAGTATTCGTTTTCAGGAAATTTTCTTCTTAATATTGAATAAACATCTTTCATAATTAAATACCATTATTAGTGTTAACAATTTTTACTCTCTTACGTTTTGTTTCCCAATCATGTTCATGTATTATTTTAGCTGATTCATAAATCCTACTATTTTTATTTGCACAAACATACATTCTGCAATGTGGCTTCGTTGTATTGTGAGTGGATACTGCCATTACTGGAAAATCTTTAGTCTCCTCCATTACAGCAACATGGTACATGTAATATTTTCTTTTGCCTCTGTTAAAATGGTACACTTTTAATAAATCCCCAACAAGAATTTGTTTTCCTGTTTGGTCGTAATATGTGTTGTCTTTTAAAATATCTAATTGTTCTTGTGTCATATTTATTTTAAATTAATCTTCTTCGTTATCATTTTCCATTGTACTCGCTATAACATCAGGTTCATCATTTTCTTCCATCCATTGCTTGAAAGTTTTAGTTTTCCAGTTATCTTCAACACTATTAGCATCAAAATCATTATTTGTAACAGTCATTTTACCCCAATGTTCTTTAGGTAATTCTTTTATTTCTTCATCCCCATCAAAATCTTCTAATGTGAATATTACCACCGAACAATAAATTTGTATAGCCTGAATAATTGTATTTGCTGCAATCCATGATTTTTCACCTGTTGAAGTCCAAGTCAGTTCAAATATTTTTAGATTACTATTTATTCTTTTTATTAATTCCATATTATTGTTTTTTTTCTTCGGCAGGAATACGTTTACTTAATTCTTCGCGATACATGACAGCTAATGGGTAGTCTTCACGATTAGCGGCATTATTCATTAGGAACTTTAAATCTTCTGTTGAAATATCTTTTAAGAAGTTTGGGTCTTCATTAATCATTTCTTCTGTAATAGTATCTTCATTGTTTTTTAACCTGTGCCAACGACCTATAAAATTATGAAAAATATACGCTACCATAGCACTACACATAAATGGTAATACAAACTGGTGATACCAATTATATCTATCAATTACAATAGAACAAATAACATTTATGCCAAATACCAAAATAAAAATCTTGTCAATTTTAATTTCACGTTTACGGTCGTAATGCCTTTTTTTAGCAAGTCTTTCAATAGTTAAATTTTGAAGCTCTATAATATTACAAAGGGCATCTCTTTCCAATAAGTTTAAGTTTTCTTTATTGTTGCTCATCTATTCCTTCTTTTAATTTTTTTATTTCATTTTCAATAATATAATCATGTCCCTTGTACATTTCACATCCCAAAAGTATTTCGTATGCCTCAATCATTGTAATGTTTAATTCATCCCTCAGTATTTTAGCGGAGTTATATGGGTCTTTATTACAAATATAATTAGCCCCCTCCGATAGTAATACTTGAACTATCCTATGATTTGTTGTTTGTACCATTTTTTTTATCCTTTGCCTTTATACTTCTAAAAATTAAATTTGTTGATTCCCTTTTTAATGAATCGCTTTTAAAAACCATTCCAAAAATAACACCAAACATACCTGATATAGCCATATCTAAATCAACTTGAAGTGCATCAAAAAACTCTGCGTAGTTCATATTGTCGTACTCAGTTTCTTTATTGAATGATTTTACTTCCGCATCAGTTATTTTAAATTTTAGTTTATAGGTATCATACATTCTTTTAGCGGTATCTTTTTCACCATCAATACCTCTATCAGCAAGTGCCTTTAGTTTCTTAGCTTTCCCTAATATCTTTTCCCGTTCCTGTGTCAATCAATAATATTTTTTTAAACGCTTCAAAACATCTTCTGATGTATGTCCGTCATAAGCAGGAACTCTATCTACTGTTTTAGCGAAACCGCATTCATCCCAAAGATTCATTGGAAGCCTGTAAGATATTTGTTTACCCTTAATGGCATCAATACCAATTATAAAATATTTATCCCCGCAAAATTGATTTTTGAAATCAAATCTCGTTTTATATATTTGTTTTTCAGCTATTGTATCCATAAGTCTTTTCATAAAAGAAATGAAAAGCCAATCCCTGTGGTTGTATAATTCTGAAAAAGTGTTATTACCATCCGATATTAATCCTGTATCAATATCATTGGTTAATATTTGCTTGTTGATGAAATCAACTGAAAATTGTTTTGACATATTCAAAAAATTAAAAAAATCCCACTTGACCGACACGAAGATATAAATTAAAATTAACATCAAATAACGAAATCTTATATTTTTATTAACACCGTTTTTTAGTAGTATTTTTAGGCTTTCAAACATACGTTGCATTATAAGTACAGAAACTAAAAAAACACCATGACAAGAAATCAAAAAATAGGGTTGTTTGTTGCAGGTTTAACGGCAGCTACAATAATTACAGTTGTTGTAATTAAAAAAAGAAAAAAGAAATCAGCAGAAAGATTACAACCCACATTTGACAAGGTTTCTAAGGATATTAAACAAATAGTAAAGGATGCTAAAATATCCACTTTTGATGGTGGAGATGGGTATTCTGAGGATAGTGTTGATTTATCTTTTAATGAACTTGAAATGTTTATGGATAAAGAAGGTGAGTTAAAGCATAACGGACTTGAATTTCTTAGAAAAGGGGTTAAAAGTATTAGAGATGAGGTTAATCAAAATGTTGTGAATCCTATTGAAAAAACGATACTAAGAACTGAAAGTGATGATAATTTCGATATTGATGAAAACAAAAACTATGAGGGTACATACCCATTGAATTTAAAAGGTTTAAATTATGTTGTTAATCTTAAAAAATCACAGATACCAACACTTAAAGGTTATTACGCTTATGTTACTTTAGATGGTAATACAATACATTCCGTACAGGGTGTTGTGCAAAACCCTAAACAAGCTATTGATGGATTAATGCCTTTTGTCTTAAAACATTGCATGAGTCAAAATAAAGCCGCATAATGCTAAAAAGAATTTACATATTTTTTGTTTGTTTGTTACTTAGTTACTGCACTACTGTAAGTAATAAATCATTATCTAAAAAAGGTTCTAAACACATCAGTAGCGTCGAAAGTACCAATCAAAATAATGCGATATGTGATTCAAGCTACGTAGTAACAGATTCAAGCAATGTTTATAAAACAGATAGTAACGGAGATGCAGGTGATTTATATTCAATGATTGATGTAAAATCCCCTGATGATAAGGGTGGTTTAGGTTTTGGTTCGGGTACTGGTATGCTTGAACTAAAAGAAGAACAGACAACACAAGAGGTACAAATTACCGAATCACAGCAACAACAAGAAGGTAGGCAGATTACTACTACTACAAACAAAAATGTTCAGATAATTCATGTGAAAAACAATAAGATAGTTAAGGAAAATACTAATTTATCCGAAGGTAGAATAGTTTATAAAATTCCTGATAAGATGAAAATATGGACTACCTATCAAGTGTTTGTAAGAATATCAAAATCAAAGGCGGTTGTTGGTATGTATGATAGTTTGAAAGGTGTTGTTAAAACAACGGAGATACCTGTTACAGAGACAATGGAAGTTAAACTTATAGATTTATCACCACAGGAATTAAAATCATTTGATATAGTTAAAATTGATAACTCAGAACAAATGGTTGATAGTTTAGGTTACACAGAATGGAGATGGTCTGTAACACCTGTAAGGATTGGTAATTCGAGTATAGAGGTTGTTATTTCTGTTATAAGAGATAATAATAAAAAAGATATTGTTTATGAAGATATTATTGTGGTTGAAAAAGATATTCCAACTCAGTTATGGTTACTTTTTAAAGAATACTGGCATTATTTATTGTCATCTGTTATAATTCCATTAATTGTTTGGTGGTATAACAAAAGAAAAAAAAGTAAAAAAGTTTACAATAACGTTAAAAATAAAGATAATGTCTAATAATACGAGTTTAACAAGGGATATAGGTTCAGGCGTTTCTTTAGTAACATTTGGAGACTATGAGTTAAAAATTGATACCACAAGTGGCATTGCACAAATTATCCTTCCATCTGTTAAAGAATGGTTAAATGTAAAAATAAATGTTGGTAATATTTTTGATTTACAATCCTTGCGTTTTTCTGATGTAGGTGGTAATTCTGCTACTAACAATATTACATTCATTGCTTCGGTAGGTGATAATATAGGTGGTAGTTCTTCTTTAGTAATAAATAAAAATGGTTCGTCAGGTATATTAATTCCATCACCTGATGGTATCTCTTGGATTTACCTTAGTTCATCTGTTGCCTCTGCTCCAGTTGTTTCAACTACATACTCAGCATTACTTACATCTATAACAAACGGAACTTTAATTGCAGGAACTTATTATTTGATTACAAACTTTAGAACAGTTTACGACCAACCCGACTTTGATTCAAGCGGAACTCCAAAACCTACTGTTGTAACAGAAAAAGGTTCTTTAGAGCCTATTTTAGTAGTAGCTATTTCAAGTACAGAAATATCTAACAATGCTTTATCTACTATTTATCCAAATGATGTAATTAAATACGATTATACATTTACACATACCGAAGTTATGAATGCACCTGCATTTGGAAGAATAACTGAGCGTATAGATAACAACTATAACAGAACTGATTACGACCATCGTGCTGTGCAATTCATTCGTTATGAGAGTGCGCCAAGTTCGGGTATATATAACTCGTATAAGGATAACGGTAATCCATCTCAGCAGTTTTACACATTTAATAACAACTCTACTACTTCTATAAATAATTACATTGGTAATTACGCTATGTATTTTAATATCACATTTGAACCTTTCTTGCTTTCAAATAATGTTTTATTAGGTTCTGCTGATTCAAATTCAATGGGTAATTATTCGTTCAATAACACATTTGGAACTGGTTTTTCATTCAATAAAATAGCGAATCAGTCATTTGGTAATACAGTTGGAAATAACTTCTCGTACAATAATATTGCTAACCAATTTATATATAATGTAATTGGGGATGATTTTTCTTATAATACAATAAACTCCACCTTGTTCTTTTTAAATACTATTGGTGGCAACTTTCAGTATAATACAATTAGTGGTGTTACTTTTAGGTTTAATACTATTGGTTTTAATTTTGCTTTAAATTCAATTGAATCAGTTTTTGAATATAATCATACTGGTACTATTTTTGAGTATAATCTTATACAAAGTCAATTCACTCATAATACTTTGGGTAATGATTTTGAAAATAATGTTATAGGTAGTTATTTTGAACACAATACAACTGGAATAGGGTTTAAGCAAAATAATATATGCAGTTTCGTTTATAGTAATACTATTGGTGATTATTTTCAATATAACTTGATTAACAATAGATGTAATAACAACAGTATAGGTAGTTACTGCCAACATAACCAGTTTTTTAATTTATTTGGAATTTTAGGAAATATTGTTGGTGATAATTTTAGATATAATGCTATAAATGCAGATGTAGATTCTGTTGATTTTACTGGTGCTACGTTTGTTTATACAGCTTATAATAAACAGATATTTTCAAGGCAAGATGGTACGTTGAGATTATTGTATTATAACAACTCTGATGCTTCCGTAATAGTTAATGTAACAGCTTAAATAAAATAAAGATGGCAGAAATAATAATACAGACACTTGAAGAACGCACAGAGCTTGTTAGTGTAAGAATTACACATTTAAAAAGAACTCACCCTGAATATACCGAAAGGGAAGTTCGTATTGAGGCTATCAAGCAGTTGTTAGAAGAAAATAAAATAATTTATTAATTAACGTAAAATAAAAACAATATGAGTTTAAAAACAACAATAGGAACAACCGTAGATGTGGCTACGCTTGTAGGAGCAGCATCGGTAACTATAGGTGGTGTAATTGTAGGATACAATATGATTAAGCACAAAAGAGGTGCATCTTTAATTGTTGCCTCAGTAATTGTAACACTTGTTGGTGTTGCAGCATCTAAATATTCAGTACAAAGCCTTACCGATAGAAAAAATAAGGAGAACTTTACTGCACCAAAAGTAGGTGGGTAATATCATTTTAAAATGAGATTAGATAACATAAAACCTTTGTTTTTAATCGAAGAAGAATGTATGCCTGAAAAAATAGAGGAAGGTATCTTGTATATTTTAGAGCATTTTGGGTTAGCTATACATTTGTGTGCTTGTGGATGTGGTGGTAAAGTTGTAACACCAACGAGAACCATAGCTGATGTAAGTGGATGGACATTAACTAAGAATGTTGATAACAAGGTTTCTTTAAGTCCTTCCATAGGTAATTGGTCAGGAGAAGGATATAAAGGTTATCACGCCCATTATTTCATTACGGAAAACAAAATTAATTGGTGCTAAACAAAATAATATAAATAATAAAAAAACAAAAACCATGAACATGACATCTTTAAAACAAAATATAAGTTTATTTTGGAAAAACATTTTAGCTAATAAATACTGGCTACCAATAGTAATATTTGTTATTATTCAAATTGCTGCCGCTCAGGAAGAAATACGTGGTGTGTTTGATGCGCCAGTTGGATGGTTTGTTGCTATTGAAGGCTTTTCATTTGGTGTTATCATGGTAATACTTATTATGGCTTACATACAAAGAGATAGCCAAAAATAATCAACAAATTACAATTTGTATATTAAAAACATTATATTTGCTATTCATATTAATTTAATATAAACCAAAAAATCAGAAATCATGGCTAAGAAAGCAGCGAAAAAAACAGCAGTTAAAAAAACAGCAGCAAAAAAAGTAGCAACTAAACGTAAAGCAAATCCCGCTTTAATGAAACCACTAACCCCAAGTGCAACATTGGCAGCAATTATTGGAAGTAAACCAACTCCACGCGGTCAGATTGTAAAAAAATTGTGGGATTATATCAAAGCAAATAAATTGCAAGATGAAAAAGACAAACGTAACATCAATGCAGATGCAAAATTAAAAGCATTATTCGGTGGTAAATCAAAAATAACCATGTTTGAAATGGCTAAACACGTTGCAGCTAACGTTAGCTAAACAAAAAAAGTAAAGTTTAATAATTATAAAAAAAAGTGTGAGAGTAGTTCTTTTACACTTTTTTTTTGAATAAAAAAATAAAGAAAAATGGTATCATATATTTTAATCATCTTAGCAGCTATATGTAATTCAGCAATGGATGTGGTTTCGTTTCATTACAGTACATCAATATTTACTAAATTAAACAACGCTCAATTTTTCGACCCATCAATAAGTTGGACTAACAAGTACATAGACCATGACCCTAAAAAAGGTATACGTAAATGGTTCTTCGGATTATTTTATATACCTGTTATGTTTACGGATTTTTGGCATCTGTGTAAAACGATAAGTATTTTCGCGTTAATAGGCTCAGTAACATGTTATACTACATTCATAGGAGAGTTACTGTGTAAAGATTTAGCTATAACAAATACATGGATGTGTTTTTTAGTGAGAGCTATTGATTATGTACTGATGGGTACTATATGGAACATAACGTTCTCTTTGTTTTTTAATCACATCTTTGTTTCCTCTAAAAAATCCTGATTACATTGCACACATCTACATTCATTATTTAGTTCACTTAACTCATGTTCATCACCACAATCAATGCAATTCTTTGTTTTAATTAAAGGTTCTGCGTTTTCCAATCTATTCATTTCTGAGTAGCTATCTTTCAACCATTCATCGCTCATCTTAATTTACATTTAATCCGATAAAATTAACCAATTTTCGGGTAACTTTAATGTTTTAATTATTAAAAAAAATAGCTATATTTTTATAGCACTTTAAAATTTAAAAAAACACATACCATGCGTACAGACTTAACAATAAAATTTGAACCATCTTTTAGAGATTTAGATTTGGTTAATGCAAACTTCTCAGGAGATGAATATAAGCCTGTAACTTTAAAACAACTTGGCTTAAAAGAATCAAACTTCGGTGGTCATGGTGGAGGAGGTGGAGGTCGTTCAGGAGGTGGTGCAAGAATGGGTGGTGGATTTAGAGGTGGGCATGGTTATGGTGGGCGTGGTAGATTATCGCCTAATGGACTACGTTGGTTGAATGGAGGATATGGCTACGGATACTTGTTTGGATACCCCTATGATTTTTATTACCCTTATATTTATTCTCTAAACTACGGTATTCCATTTGATGAAGCCGCTTGGTTAAGAAAATATAGAATTTCTAATTCAGTATGGGGTGGTCTAAGAAATAGACTTATAAGCGGTGGATATATAATCGCTTAATTTTTTTTTACTTGCAATGAAGTGTCCGATAATTATTGGTATTTATAAAATAACCTCTCCAACAGGAGGCGTTTATATTGGATATACTACTAATAAGACATCAAGGTGGGGTAAATATAGAAGATTAGAATGTAATCGTCAACGATATATTTATAATTCATTAAAAAAGCATGGTGTTGAAAATCATTTTTTTGAAATGGTATATATTTTTGATAAAGGTAATTTAACGGAATCAGAAATAATAATAGAACTAAAAAAATTAGAAGTATATTACATTGATTTATTCAAATCTTTTATAGGTGATAATAAAAACGGTATGAATCTGACAAGAGGTGGGGATGGTGGTGAAATTTCAGAAGAAACTAAAGAAAAACTTAGGGTATCTTATAAGAAAAATAAATATATGCAGGTAAAAAAAATTGGAGAAAAAAATCCTTTTTTTTGGTAAACATCATACATCTGATACAATATCTAAAATGAAAGGTAAAAAAAAGAGTAAGGAATCAATTAGAAAAAGAGAAGAAACTAGAAAAATAAATCGTGAAGAAAATAAAATATTAGGTAAAATTAATAAATTAAGTGAAAGTAGAAAAGGAGAAAAAAACCCAATGTTCGGTAAAAAATTAAGTCCAGAATCAATGAAAAAGAGGTTAGAAACCATATCTCGGATACGTCAGGAAAAATTAACAATGGTGTTTTAAATAGCGTTTTTACGCTCATAGACCAACCTTAATGGTTATAAGTTGTCTGAGGAGTCCGAGAGCAGTCTTAAAAAGGTTGCTTTTCGCTTTTAAAGCTATTCGTAAACAGCTAATCCTGATTCGTGTAAAGTTTTCCAACCAAGTAGATATTGAGGTAGGTCGTAGCCTTTTGAAAGTAAATATTGATGAACAGCAGAATCGGATAAATAACCACCCTTGTAATGTGCATGACCGTTATTTATTTGACGTTTCATATCTTTTAATGAAGGAGTATTTTGTTTTACCCAATCAGGTCTAATCCTTCTTTGTTCGTGTAAATTATTACATGTATCATAAACCCAAACCATATCTTCGTCAGTAATAGCAGAAAGAGGTTTTAGAATTAATTTTGTATCCATGTTAAAAATATTATTTATAGTCTGTGAGTTAAGTAAAATTGTATGTATTTTATCACCTTTAAAATCGGCTTCGCCCCATGTAATAAGATTACCAATATACTGACCGAATACCTTTTCTTTAATTTCTTTAGTTATTTCCATGTTTTTTAATTTTCGTTTTCGTAAATACAAAGTCCTGATTCGTGTAAAGTTTTACCGCCAAGTAAATATTGCGGCAAGTCATATCCTTTTGATTGTAAGTATTGGTAGCATAATAAAATACAAATATCACATAAATAATATTCATTAGAATCATCTCCAAGTTCACATTCAATATATCCATTGTAACCTAATCTAACAATAGTTCCATCTATTGATAATGCTACTACTATTGGAATGCCATCAGTAATATTTGAAACCCAAATATTAATATCAGGAAACAATGATTTAGCCATTCCAATAGCATCTTCATCCGTAATAGCAGAAAGAGGTTTTAGTACAAGCTGAAATGATTTTTCTTTAAACCTTTGAAATGTTTTATCTGTAATTGTATTCCAATCATGCACAATACCCATGTCAGTATGTTTAACTTTACATCCAAAGTATTGTAATAAAAGTTTATATTTTATTTCGTCTGATATTTCCATTTTTTATTTAAACTTTAATTTGTACATACAATGTACGTACAATTTTAAAATTTTTATATTATTGTATAGGAACACGATTAATGAATTTAATATTTTCAGGAGCAACAAGTATTATTACACCATCAGGTAACTCAATTATACCCATTGTATAACTCGCTATCTGTTCACTTGTTTCAGCTAAATTATTACCCCATTGATGGAATAAGCCATTAAATTCAAACTCGGTGTAAGAATAACCTGAATCACCTTCTTTTTTTATCCACTTTCTAAATTTTACTTTTCTCATATTTTTTTATAATTCGTTAGCTAACATAAAATAATTCTTCACCTGTTTTTAATGTAAAAAACTTTTTAAATTCTTCTATGTCATTTGTTTTTGGGTACTCTTTTGCGTACTTATCCTTGTTTTCTTCAAAAAAGAATACTCTACCACCATCATTAGGATAATAGCTTATTGAATATTTGTCTGTTTTATATAAACAGTAACCTGTGTGTGTAGATGCTTTTTCCACCCACTCAAATCCGTAATTATTTAATAATATATCTTTAGTATATATTTCGTTTTTCATTATTTTAATTTTGTTATTGACTCGATAAATTCTTTTGATAAGTCATGTGCGTGTTTATATAAACTTACATCGCAGTTATCTCTTTTCTTAATCAAGAAATCAGTTAGTTTTTTTTCTAAGTCTTTTTGGCTTTCAGTTAACATTAAAACTAATTGCTCTGATGCAGACAATTGTTCTCTAACGTGAGTTAACTCTTTACTCAGCTTGTAGTTTTCTTCTTTAAGTTCTTTTACTTGTAATAATTCCATTTACTTGTTTTTAAAAAATACTTATTTGGTTGTTGTTGTTTTCTTCATCACTCTTTAATTCAGAAAATCCTTGTGTTAATAAATCAATTCTTCTTTGTATTACATTAAACCATTTTTTACTTTTTTCCATCATTATGTAATTACGCTTTGTGTTAATGGCGGCTATACCAATACTTCCGCTTCCTGCTGTGTTATCCAATACTAAATCACCTTCATTGCTATATGTTTTTATTAAATATTCACATAATAATACTGGTTTTTGAGTTGGGTGCAATGCAATTTTCTGTTTATCTGTTTTGTATTTTAATACGCTACGTGGGTATCTTTCTGTACTATCGTAATCTGTTACAGATTCAGCTATTTCTTTGTTATACAAATAATCCTCCTTTAAATTACGTCTATCAATACAAGTAGCACGGTTTTTAGCAGAAGAAACCTTACGTATATGACCGTCTGTCATTTGAGGATTATAGGTTGGTAAATTTTTATAAAAAACAAGTATGTTTTCATGTGCCTTCATAGGCATCTTTTTTGCATTAAGATGTCCTGTTGCCTGAGTTTTTTCCCATATCCATTCATATTTTAATAAAGGTAAATTACTTGCTCCAAGAACCTTGTCAAATGGTGTTTGTGCAAATAAAAGTATAGGGCAATTAGGTTTTATTATTCTTTCGTATTCAAGCCACATTTTAGGTAAATCAATAATAGAATCCCAAGCACATTTTGTAGTCCCAAAAGGAGGGTCTGAAAAAATTAAATCTATACTATTATCAGGTATTAACTTCATTAAGTCAAGACAATCTCCTAAATATGTTTTATTTATTTCTATTTTATTTTTCAGACTCATTTCTTTAATACTTCATCTACTTCTTCATCCTTTAGCTCTGCCGTACTTTTATAACCTTTTTGAATACCGTAAACAAGAACTTTTCTTACTTGTTCTTTTGTCATTGATTTACCCTTGTGTTCAAAGGTTCTCCAACTTGTATTAAGTTGCTTTAAAGCTCCTACTAAATCTGCTTGCATGTTAATTGTTTTTTTATTACTCTGAGTCTCTACTTGATAATAGTAAATATATCTGTTGTTTTTGTTTATTAGTAGCATAAGCAAACACACCTAAATTTAAAAATTTAGATAATGATTCAATGCACCTACTCTCCAGTTCAGTCATATTTCTGTTTGTCAGTTCTAAAACATATTTTTCAATATCAGATATATTTTCCTCTGAAAGGGTCATTCCCAAAGTTATATTGTCAATATTTTTATTGTGTTCATCCATTAATTGTTCAAGAGAAACTTCTTTGTTGTTTTCATCAACTGAAATTGTTTTATATATATTAAAACTTTTAAACACTTCTTCTTTATCGTATTTTAAGTCTTTTAAAAATGTATTCTGTCCATCTGATAAACCCTTTATAATTGTGTTAAGTACATTAAAAATAGCCTCTGATTCTTTTATAACATCTATTTTTTCGGGTTCATCTTCTGAGTCATAAACAAAGTGTTTTTTGAAGTTTTGTAATTCAGAACCATCATCTTTAATAGATATATAGCCATCAATATCTTTGTTTTTTATACTTAACATTTCATTAAGGCTATTCATAACAAAAGTGCTTACCTCTAATTCTTTGGAAAAGAAATAATCGTTAGTTTCCTGACTTATTATTTTGTTTTTACAAAGTTCGTCGTGTAATTTAAGAACAAATTGTTTACACCCATTTTCGTATGTATGTAGTGCAACTTTTAAATAAGTATCACTTTTATATTTTATTTCGTAATAGGGTTCGTATTCAATTTCTTCTATCGTAAACCATTCAATATGCTTTCCCTGTGTATATACATATTGTTTACCTTTTTCTCTTACAGCCTCAAGTAAAACACTAAATGCTTTTTTTTGTTTATCGGTTAAAATCCTTGTTATTTTTTTACTCATATTAATTTTGTTATTTAAAAAATAGTTCTTTACCGTTAGTGTTGAAGTAGTATATGTTTTGAAAATGATGGATGTATTTAAAAGATGTTACACCTTCTATATGCCACTTAGCATCTTTGTAGTATATCCTATAATTAACATTCCTGAAATAAGAAGGAATAGTATAGAAATCGTTTTTAGCATCCTTTACAAGACCTAACTTAACAAGTAGCTCAGGGGTTGCTTTAATTGGCTTTAGCTTTGATTCAATAAACAATTCATCGTTTCTTCCTCCGCCCATTATTCTAACCAACCTTTCATCGGTATATTCAGGTTGTTTTTCTTTAGGGTTAAATTTACGGTCTAATGGTTTTTCGTAAATCTCCTTGTCTAATGGCGTTTTAAAAATACGCTGCCAACCATTTATACCCGCTACCTGATATATACCTGCATCGTTAGATGTTTTTACACCTATGTAATTATTTATTCTGATTTCTTCTGCACGTATTCCCATTTACCTAATTTTGTTTTTTTAGACCTTCCGTTTAAATTATTACTTATTGATGTAGGTGATACTCCATATTTATTTGCTGCTTCTTTTATACTTGAATATACTTCTTTATTATCAAGAATAACCATTTTTACATTAAAAGCAGGTTTACCTCTTCTTAATTCAGCAGAACGTTTAATTACTTTTGTCATATCCCTTCCTTTAGCTGCTTTACTCATATTTTGTTTTGTAATTTCCGTATGAGGTTTTCTTTTTCGTCCTGTTTGTGTTTTACTTATTTTATCTCGTGTTAATTTAGATACTGTTTTACCCGCAGAAGATATTTCTCCACCTGATGAATTATTATATCCATATTTACTGTTTTGTGATTTGTGCTTGCTAATAAGTTTTTTTTCTAAATTATACATTTCATGTTCTTTATTACATGATTTAACTAATTCAATAGTAAATGAATTAGCACCATATTTTTTTATTGCCAAATGTAAATAAGATTTTGTCTTTTCCTTTAAAGCGTTATGTTTATGTTCATTCCATCTCTTTTGTAAATTATATTTTGTAATTCCAAAATATAATTTACCATTAATAATGTTTGTAATTTTATATACTAAATAATTCATACTATAAATATAGCAAATAATATTAGTTCTGTTGCGAGCATGATTATGTTGTTACACTATTTTCTTCTTCTTCATTATCATCTTCATTAAATACTTTGTCAATAATATTGTTAAAGTATTCGGGTGTCATGTATTCATCTACCTTACCATTTTCTTTTTTATTATCCTGAATACTCCTTAGTATAATTATTAGTCGCTCGAAATAGGCGACATCAACACCTATTAACTGCTCCTCTAATACATCGGGGTTTTGTAAATCAAGATGAGAAATCTGAAACATTATTTTAAGAAGTTCACCTGCGTTAATATTCCAATTACGTTTAAGGAATTTTTTTGTACGTATAATTGATGTAATAGGATAAAAAGAACCTTGATATTTTAATTGTTTAGTAAGTATTGATTCTAAAGCCTCTTTGTTAGTTACTAATCCTGTTTCAAATGTAAAATAATTTGTAGCATGTATGAAGTCAAAAGTTTTATGTATAGTTTCAGCATCACCAAAAAACCTAATAACTATTTGTATATCATTAGATAAACTGATTGCATTTGGAGAAAAGAATAAAGGTGTGTAATTTAACTTATCTTTTTCTATTTCTTCATTTACTCTTAGTCCACCATTTCCACTCATAATAAACAATTTTATTTGTTCATCCTTTAAATTTCTGATAGCTGAACTAAAAGCCCCTTCTAATGATTCTACACGCTCTAAAGATGACCTTTCATTTATATGTTCCTCTCTATTATTTCCATCAAGAATAAGTATCTGCTTGCAATAATCCCTTACATAATACTTAATTAATTTGTGAAGCACACCTCTATCCTGAATATAAATATCATAATCATTTACAGGCATATTAAGAAACATGGAAGTAATAGAACCACCACTAACAAGTATGTTTTCTTTAACTTGTTTTCTTAATTCTTCATCTGTAATGGTTTCTAACCATTCAGTTAATTTTGATTTGATTGTTTTGCTTATTGTTTTTACTTGCATATTTTTATTTATTATAATTTATTTCCTCCCAAGTAAAGCACAATTACCAATTCTACTTGCCTTCATTTCATTTTTTGAATGCCTGCCTAATAAATTACGCGAAGTAAATGTATCAAACTTAGCACACTCAAAACCTTTAGAACCCATAACAAGAAATATGCAGCAATCGGTAGTACCAACCTTGCAAACTGCTTTTTCTTTCCCTTCTTCTATTTTACAGCAGTTACCTTCACCTGTATAATACAATCCAAAAACTTTTTCATCAGGGTTAGGTGTTATAGAAATACCATTATCTGTTATCTCAATGATAATATCTCTATTATTAAATTCTTGCATTGTAGAAGACAACCAAAACTCTATGTTTTCAATACCTGTACCATGATTGCTCCAAATTGATATTGACTTTCCTTTATTCTCATATTCAAGAACACTTTTACTAAGTGAATCCTCTCTTAAATAAAACATTTTATGGCTATCAAGGCTTATTTTTTTACCATTCAAGTTTGATAAAACATTAAATATATAATCACGCAAGTCAATAACCTCTCCATTTTCAGCGGTTAACTTAATTATATTAAAAATAGATGTGAACTCTAACTTTCCTTTTAATTTTTCTATGCTCATAATTTACTATTATTTTTATTAACTGTTTTTTCTGTTTGAGTGAACGCCCAATCAATTTTATCATCTGCCATTTGGTCAACGACATCATTAATTGGAAGTTCTAAATTCTTATGACAGTACATTTTCTTAAACATTAACTGTTGACTTTCTGTACATTTAGCGAGTAACTCTTTGAGTTTATCTTTCGCTATTTTTTTTAAAGTTTCGTTTTTCATTTTATTAGCAGGCTAAAGTGTAACTATTTGCATCCATCCAATTGCTTTTAATAACTTTTAGAGCATCAATCAATACATCTATGCTTTCTAAGCGAGTGAACTCCAATTCAATCTTAGGTAATTCCTTCGCATCACCTTCCTCTAATTTTTCGCCAATTTGCTTTTCTTTAGCTAATTCTTGCAGGGTTAGTGTTCCCTTGTTTGCTAATACGGCAATTTTAGCTTTGTTACCTGAATCACCAAATTTTACTTTTGCTGTTAAAGCATCTATTGTTATCATTTTTCTAATAAATTAAGGTTATTGTAAATGTTTCCTGCAACATAGAAGTAATCGTTGTTTTCTAAATCTTCTTCTGATAAAACTTCATCATACAATTTAAAAGCACAATCTTTAAACTCCACTAATCCGTATTGAGGTGGATTGGGATACATTTCAGGTGCATCAAAATATTGAGGGTGTTTAATTATGTCATTTACATAAACATCATTTCCTTCGCTATCTTTAAAGCCAGTAAATTCATCGCAAGAAACTATTTCCCAATGCTTGTCAATAGGAAACCTCACTAAACCGTTTTGTTCGTCTAATAGGTTAATAAAGAAGAAATCAATATCCCCTTTTTTATAACTACCCCAAGATTCTTCAAGCATCTTTAACCTGAATCTAAATTTAATCTGCTTACTCATTGTTTTTTTAATAAATTATGGTTAGAATAAATATTGCCAATAATTTCAGAATCCTTAATCCAAGTGGCTGTTTGAACTTCATTTACAGGATGGGAAACTAATTCATTGTATGTTTGCCCGTAAAAATGCGTGTTAAGTATTGATAAGCCACCTAACATAGGTATAATTACAAAATTATCCTTGTGGTTTCCTTTCACTATATGTCCTTCGTACACGGGATTATCATTATTATCAAATAATCCAGTAAATCTTAATAGTTCAATATCCTCATGTGGGCAGAACCTTCCGTCTTCAGGAGCAACAATAATATACCTGCGACTAACTGTATCATCTCCTTTTTTAACTCCAATTAAAAAAGCACCATTTTCATTTAAAGTAGATACCTCACACATTAATTTTTCTGTTTTGTGCCAAGCACGGAATTTAATTTCTTTTGTCATTGTTTTTTTAGTTTATCATTGTCATCGTATATATTTCCAATAACCTCGTAATTATCAGGCATTAATGGTGCGTTGTTTATGTATCCGTCAGTCCATTTTAAAGACCACATGCCGCATGATTTGTTCCAAATAATTTCACAGGTAACTAACTCTCTTTTACTTAATGGGTTCTTAGGATTCTTGTACCAAAGTGAAACTAAATCTCCTTCGTAAATATCATTGCCCTTTTTATCTTTTTCACCTACGCATTCTAAATAATAATCGGGTTTAGTTCCGTTGAAAGCAGATAAATTACATCTTATCTCATCTATTGTTAAAATCTGCCAATAGATATAACCTGACTTTTTAAACCCAATTTTAAATTTAATCTCCCTACTCATGCAAAAATTAATGATTATATTTTTTTAATATATCCATATTCTGATATATGTTTCCAATAACCTTTATTTCACCCCTAACTCTAAATTTTTTATCAACACCAAGTAACTCTAAATTAGCCTCTTTGTCATCAAGCCATTGAATCCAAAAAAAACCTTGACCTTTTGTAACTATCCCTACACCATAAGGAACTTCAACAATATCTGATTCATAAATCTCTTTTTTTTGTTCATCGAAAACACCTGAGAACTGCATTAGCTTCATCATGGGTTTCATTTCGTTATTAGTTGGCACTTCTACGGCAGAAGTAGTACAGTTAAACATTATACCACTCGTGGTCATACGCATGCCATCCCAAGCTCTGTATTTATTCATTTATTTTGTTTTAATCTCTTTTAATAACTTAACAGGAACGCCAACACAGGTGCAAAAAGCTATAATACCTTTATGCCCATTATTTTTTATGTTTTCCTGTATGTGTTCTTCGCTGTGAGGGAACTCAATAGTTCTGTGGTTCTTTTCCCATTGATGGGTTTTTTCACCTACATCTTCAATACGGCTTATTCTTTGGTTTTTCACCAGTACAATAGTTCCTTTCTTAATATAAAGTTGATTATCTCCTTCGTAGATAGCTATATAGCCATCATACCCGTGATTATTGATTAAATTTAAGTGCTTACTAATATCCATTATAAAATAATTAACCTGACCGTTAGACTGCAAATATACTATTTTATAGTTAAATATAAAAAAGATTTAAAAATAAAGTTATAAACATATTTTATTATTGATTTTACAATAAAGTTTCCAATGTTCATCTATAATAAATTGTAATGGCTTTATAGAGGTAGCCCAAGCCTGAATTACAGAAGATATGTCGTTATCACTTACAATTCCTTTATATTCAATATTTTTGTATTTAGCAACCAAAGCACGTTCACATTCTTTGTCTAAAAACATAAACATTTCTTTTGCTAATTATTTTTCCATTTTTAAATTAATTTTAGTGCTTCTTCTATTGCCGTATTTAAAGCATCATAGTAAGTATTAAACTTTACTCCTTGATATTTCGCTCGTAAATCAAAAAATAATCTATCCTCACGTTCTTTTTTATCTATTCTACCAATGTTAGGTAACTCCCAACCTTCTAATCCACCCAAAGACCAAGTACGCATATCTCCATAAGGGGTAATGTAAAAATGTAGATTATGTTTATCTCTAAACCAATCAGTAATTTGTTGATAAAGTGGTGCTGTAATAGCATTATTTTTTAAATGAATACAACTATTTTTTATACCGAAATTACTCCAAAACAGGTCATTGTCAAGTTTTCCATTTCCATCATATATTCTACTACATCCTTCATCAAAACCTTTTTCTTTTAATTTAACCGATAATTCGTAGGTAACGAATAAATACTTCATTTCATGTAAACAATTAATTTCTTCCCATTTCATAATTTTTTATATAATATTTTTAATACTAAAACGCAAAAAAAAAGATAATAATGATACTATTCCAATATAATTATATCCCATGTATATGTATATAATTCCACTAAGTAGCAATTCAAGTATGGCTACTAATATTAATACAATAGCAAAATAAACCATAATCCTTTCAAACCTTGTTAGTTTATACAACGCACTATGAAGTAAATCCTTAGTTATCGGTTTACGTGAAAAAAAATTATATTGACTCATGTTATTATTTATTATAGGTTAATTCAATAATATTGAAAATAGCACCAAATAAAGCGCAAACAAATTCGTTTTCAGCACGTTTTTTCCATTGTCTTTTAGGGAAGGTAAATACAATATAATTACGGGCTTCCTCTGCCGAATTAAATACCTTGTTTTTAAATGGAAGTCCTTTATGTAATATTACGAAAGCGTTATCCTGATTCATTTTTGTTTATAGTTTAATAAATTTAGAACTTCTAACAAGGTAGCCTTTACCATTGCATTTGTCACAATCTTTGTTGCATGGAATCCACTCATGTTCATTTACACCACCATTACCAGTTACTTGTGTGGTAACACCTATGTAATCTCCCTTACCATGACATTGAGTACAAACCATTTTATCAGGGTCATTAATCGCATCTAAAATAATCTCTGCACGTTGTTTGCTATCAAAAACATAACTACCAACCTTATACTTTTTTACCGTGTATTCCTCTAATACAATTTTTTTAGTTTGCTCACTTGAGTTTAAACCTTGCTTGGTAATTTCTTTACCATGTATATTATTGTTACTGTTTATCATCATTTTTTTTATTTAATTTATTTTTTAACCTCTGTGCGTTCAACTTTATTTAGATAAGCATAATTTTCTCCGTAATATTTTATAGCCGCTCTATTGTATTCGAGAGCAGCTTCATATACATCTCTTATGTATCCTAAATGTTTTTTCTTACCTTCCACTTTTATACTGACACCGTATGCTTTAGCATTTCTATTCCAAGAAACACCCTTATAACCACTTGTATTATTTTTAGGTGTTTTACTTTTAAAATGTGATTTTTGGTGATTTATTACTTCTAAATTATCTTTTTTTAAATTTAGTGGATTATTGTCCTTGTACTTTATAATAGACTTTCCTTCTATATTAAGAATTAATTTAGCTATAGGAATACCTGTGTGATTAGACACCATTTTATTGTATGTTGTCATCACTATTCCTCTATTCTTATCTAAGAATAAGGTGTTATTACGTAACAAAAAATAATCCTCATCATCAAACATAATTTCATCTCCACCAGTAGTTCTTACCACCTTAAACTGATTAGCATATTCTTACATACATTTATGTAAAGAATACAAAGTCCTTGTAGAATCAAAATGTTGATTAATTATTTCTTCTTTAGTTTTCACTTTTTAATAAAAATTACTAAATAATATTATTTTTTTTAATTATTTCACATTACATTTTTCTAAAACAGACACCACCTTGTATAAATCAAAAAATCTGTCATCATAAGAACGTAGGTGTGTTTCCATATCAATCCAAATGGTAGCATCACCAACCTTTTCCTCAATTAGCTGTAATTGATTAACTATATTCTGAGGAGAAAGCCCGCCTGCATAACCGCATTTAACACCCTCTATTGGAGCTTTCCACTCTTTTGGTACAACACCTGCGCCATGAGATAAATCGTATAAGGCAGATATGTTTGGTAAATCCTTAACGGATTCTAAAATATGCTTGTTAACCTCGTCGTACTGGAATATAAATTCTTTGTCAGGATTATTTATAATGGTTGTACGTAATAAAGCGGGTGAAAATTTATGTTTTATGCCATGTGTATTTATTTGCAATCTTTTAAACATAGACCACTTTGTATCAAGCTCATTAATAAAACGGTTATCTCCCAAAAGTATCTCGTTAACATAATCACCACATAAATGCAATGACAAGTTAAGTTTTTGATATTCCAAATCAAATAACCTATCAAGCCACACCTTAGATGGAAACCTGTAATTACCATGACTCCTCCTTGATGTCAGTAAACCCCATTCAACTTGCGGGTACTTCTCGGATATTGCAAATAATTCTTCGGGCTTAATGCTATCGTCAGCACCAGTCATTGTTACTTTTTCTATCTTCATGGTTTATTGTTTTTTATATTGCATTTTAAATACTCGTTTAGCGAAATTACAACTTGGTATCATCTGAATAATAACATCGTTAAATGTGGTGTAAATCTTTTTGATAACAGTATATTCATAACTTTGTAGAAATGGTTTAATAACTTCTCCTTCTGAAACCAAAACTCTATAATAATCTGTGTTATTTCCACCTTTGTCATCTATGTAAATATGTTTTTGTTTAAATCCAACTGGATTTTTAACTGGATTATCATAACTGAAATCATCGTGGTCAAATATTTCGTAAACAACAGTCATATCTTATTTTTTTAGTTTTTTATCAAACTCCTGCGGGAATTTTTCGCCTGCCCAAAGTATTTTATGTTTTGGTTGAACAGAACCTAAAATTAAGCAGGCATCATAAATCAATTGCGCTGTTTTCGTAATTTCACTTTTACAATCTCCACCAACTCGCGCAGGTGTTTCAGAATATCCATCAGGCTTACCATTTGTATAGTAAACAGAATGTACCTGAAAGAATATATCTCCTTTAGGTGATTCAAATGCTAATACCCTGTAATTCCAAGTTGCCTTACCCTTAACTTTATTTTTAGCCATTTTATTTATTTTAGTTGGTTAAGAATACTTTTAATGTACGGTTATTGTCTTGATAGCTTAATTCAACCTTAACACCTTCTTTTACCAACATACGACCGCTTTCATCTGTAATGGGTGTTAAATGGTCTATAACCTCAAATCGGGTTACGGTGTCAATAGGATTAGGTGTGTATGTGTTTTGTTCCTTAGAATCAGATGTATTATTGTTTTTAGGTATATAGTAATGAGTTTCACCATCTGCATGTACATCCACTTCGCTACCACAAGTAGGACACGTAGTAACTGAGTTTATTTGGTCGGTATTTTTGCTTGGTTCGTTATTAACTTTTGTGCAATATTCAATTTGAATTTTACCAATTTCTTTATCAAAAATAATACAACCACCTTGAATATCTTTTACCTCATAAGGTTCACTTGGTTTGTTTTGAAAAGCAGGTACGAAAACTGTTACATAATCCCCAACTTTAATTTTTTCATTGATAGGAAATAACATTTCGTAGGCTTTGTTAAACCCATCAATAAAACCACTACAAGCCTCTGTTGTGTTTTTTTCCTTAACGTAATTAGTTAGGGCAATACTTAGTTGTTTCTCTTTGTTTTGCATGATTATTTTATTTAAGTTGTTTTATAATTTTATTTAATAGTTATACCGTGTTTGGATGCTTCTGCCTTTAGCTTGTTATAGCTCTCATAATTAACACCTTCTATTTTTAAAAATCTTTTTTTGTCAATATTTATTAAATCAGCTATACTGGATTCATTTGTAAAGCCATAATCCCTTAATGCGTATTTTATTCTGTAATGCAAATCAAGAGAAAACAAACCAATTACAATTTTAGGTTTATTAAATAATTTAGGGTTGTTTAACTTAAACTCATCAAGTCTCTTTTTGAAGTTTGGCTTACCACCATCCCTTGAAATAGATTTAAGTATTCCGTCTGCTGCTCCCAATAAATAGAAATATTCTGCTATTTCATCAAAATTTTTAACTGTTTCCATTATTTTATTTTTTCGTACAATCCTTTTTCTTCAAACTGCTTATCCAATACATCCCAATCAACCATCATGTTATTAACCATACATGCTTTCTTTAAGGGGATACCGTATGCAATATCATCAATATACATTTCGTTTTTTGATAATATATAATCCCAATCCCATGTTGGTGGATTGTACTTGGATTTAGTGTGTTCGGTAACAGTAATACATGGGTCTCCCTCTTTATCTTCAAAAAACATCCAAGAGTCCTCAAACCATTTTAAAGCATCTTCTAATGAGTTATCCTTGCACTCTACGCGATAAGTGTTTAAAATGAATGTATGACCTGCATCTTGCAATTTCTTTAACACCTCTACACATCCAAAGTTGCATCTACCTATCTTAGGGTACTCATGCTCTACTACCGTGCCATCAAAATCTAAGTATATTATCATTTAAAATATTTATTTAATTTATTTTAAAATATTCTTTATACCAATAATTATAATTTCTACCACTTCTTACCGCTTTGATTGTGGCGACCGTTACGTTAAATTCTTTAGATAATTTTTCTCTCCAATTTTTACCTTTTTGAGAAAGTATTTTAAATACCTGTTCTTTTGTTAAAGTTCTGTTATGAATAATATGTCCTAATTCAGAATACCTATGTGATTGATTATAAGAATTATCACACCACTCTAACTCAGAATATCTATTATCAATTTTAATTCCTTTTTTGTGATTTACTTGTGGTAAATTATTTGGGTTAGGAATAAAATGTTTTGCTACTAAACGATGTACTGTATGTGTTTTTCCTGATAAACCAACAATATAATATTTATCTCTATTTATTAGTGGCTTCAAAATTGTATCATTAGACCTTCTACCTACTGCTTTTATTCCAACTGATTTTACTCTCCCTAAATTAGATATTTGGTATAATCCTTCATAGCCAATAATATCTTTCCAAATTTCTGTTTCCATAAAAAAACAACCATCCTCATAGCGGTTGCTTACACCTTGCTCGACCGAGCTATTGCTACTTGGATGGTATATTTTTAATAAGTTCATAAGGTGTAAGCGATACAAATATAATGTTTTTATTTAAAATTATACCAATTTATATATACCATTATCAACCAAATCCTGAACACTATAATATAAAAATGGTAGGGCGTAACCTTTTGACTGCAAGTATTGATAAACTAATACATTCCTCATAACACTACTAATGCTTGATAAAAATTCCTTTCCATTTACCACGCTGTTTTCAATATTAGACATCCCTGCTAATTTAGCCACCTCAGAAGCGTGTTCATCTGTAGCAGATGATATTGGTTTTACTAAAACCGTCATACTATCACACCCATCATTTTCAACAACAGCTAATGAAAGTAGTATATATTTTAATGGGACAGTAGTGTCTTTTTCTTTTGTTTTTACACACACGTTGCAAACCCCTACATACGGAGCTATTATTCTTGCTTTAATTTCGTTGCTTATCATTTTAATTTTTTTTTTAGTTTTTACTCCTCATGTTTTAAAAGAAACTCAGGTGATATAACCTTTAATATCACTCTACCTATAATGTCGTTTATTTCAACTAATGGTACTATAACAATGCCTTCGCGTTTTGTATCGTAAAGCATAGATTTACCGTTTGATAATGCAACCAAATCATTAATGTCGTTGCTTAAAACAAGTTTATCGTTTATTACAGGCACTCTTTCAAGTTTCAGGTCATTAGTTACACGAACAAAGGCATCGTAATCTAAATACCTGTGCTTGTCAATATTAAATATGTTATACAGGAATACTTTTTTACCCTTTATTTTATACTTGTTTTTCTTAATACCCTCTCCGACTATTTCACCCTGCATGGATATATTCTTAGGTATATTAACTGACTGGTTAGAGCGTAGTATGCTCTCAATATTTAGTTTTCTTGCCATTTGCCAATGAATAGAATCTGATGACTCTAAATAATCAACCTCTTTTGAACAAACACCGAATACATCATTTTTTAAGTAGAAAGTAATACTTTCGCCATCGAGCTTTTCCGAAGCAACACAAATTATTCCTTGATATTTATCTAAAACTGGCTGCATTGTCTGTACACGATAAATATCCGATTTAGGTATATCTGATGGCATATATCCTTTTGCCGCCCCTAATAGCTCGTTAGGTAGCTTATCTTCGTGCTTGGTAACACGCATAGCAGTAGTAACATCCTGACCGATAATCATATCTTCGGGTAATAAACCAAAGTGTTCTACAATATCAATAGGAAAGCAGATGCCTTGTGATACCTGACCACGCATCCTAACAGTACGGATACGCATTGTACCACTTGTTATTTTTTTAACTCCTTCAAATAATTCAATATCAGGAAGAAGTGAGTCTATTTCACAGTAAACTACTGCGCTACCAACATTGAACTCACCTTTTCTTACTACTACCTGCCACCCCAAAATAGTGGCAACTTCAATAGCCTGTGCATCTTTGATTGGATTTAAAGCTGTAATTTTTTGTATGCTTGCTAAATTTCTCATTTTGTAGTTATTTTTTAATAAGCGTGATATTTGTCGTAAGTTTTATAATATTTTTCTACGGTAATGGTTTTACCACACGCATCTGTAAGTAAAGTTTTTTTACCCCTTTCTGTGTGTGGGTTGATAATATAAAAAGCAAGCGTATGTGTTTTTTCTCCTAAATGTTTTTTATCGGGGCAAGTAACCGAGTGAACATATCCACAGGTTTTGCATACAGAGTTAAATATTGAGTTAATACTTTTTTTAGCCGCAGCAAGTCTTTCTGCATGTAGTTTATCTCTACTTTTATCTAATTCTTCCTTGTCTTTTCTTGTAAATATCATTATGTAAATTTTTTAACCTCCGTAATACTCTTTCATTATTTCCTCTATCTGTTCTTTTGAAATTTTGGCTGTAAGTAAATTAAATAACTCATCGGCAATGCCATCTGTTTTATCCTCTACTTTTTTAAGTAACTCCTTTTTATTTGAAATTAATTTACAGTCAGCTAAAACTTTAATTAAATCTTCTGCATCCGATATAATTAAAACATCTGTTTTATAACTGAAAACAAACTCAGCTATTACGTTTCTTTGTTCTTTTGTTAATTGTATTGTATTCATGTTTTTTTAAATTAAAATGTATGGAACGAATTTACCCTGATTACAACCAACAAGGGGCATTAAGTCATGGCTCATAATGTTTAGTTCTGATTTGAATGGATGACCTTGTAAAGCCTGATACCATTTTTTGCCTTGTGTTGAAAAATCAGATTCTTTTGTAGGTTCAAAAACTATGTCTTGAAAATCTCCAAATGGATGTTTTTTAGTTTTAATCATTGAAATAAGACAATGAAACCCACCATTAGTTTTTATAATTGTTAAGTATTTTTCATTTATTATTGACTTAATGAATTTAACTATATCTAAATAATCTTCACCTTCTTTAATATCTACATCAAACATGGTTGTAACCTTGTAGTTTTCGTCAATAGATACAATATTACCGTATCTACGGATAAAGTTATTGCAATGGTTACAGTTGTGCGATGTACTCTCAGGGTCTCTGAATACAGGGTCATTTTCTTTCGAGAATGATTTAAGATATAAATCCCAAATTTCACCACCAGTTAATTCTACTCTAAACAATTTACCTGTACTACACATTGCAGTAAACTTAGCCTGTATTTTTTTGTTAAACTCAATCATGTTACTTTGTTTTTTTAGTTTTTAAAATTATTAATTTAATCCTGCCATGTAATTACCATTTTTTCAACCTCTCCAAATAACTCACCATTTTTTATTCTAATTTTAATACTCGGATATACCTCCATTCCGTTAGGACAATCAACAACTAATGGTAATTTCCTTTTATCAGGACTAATCTTTTGTAAATCTTTAATGAAGTCATCAATCGTTGTTTTCATAAAATTTTAATTTATTGTTTTGTATTCCTCGAATAGTTCTAAAGCTGTTTTTACATTCGTGTAACCCAACTTTGAAATTACTTTATTTACAAATTCATCTCGCTTGGTAAACTCGGTAGCTTGCTCAAATAAGTGAAGGTTAATTGGGTAGAATGGCTCGTCATCACAATCATTTTCATCTAAGTAGCCACCAAATGTTTCACATAGGTATTTCATTATCTCAACTGAGTTACCGAAACATCCAATACTTAACCAAATACCATCTATGCCGTGTTCTTTTTTTGTGTCATCAAAAGAAATCCACATAGTTCTTGCTTCTTTACCATCTAAGAATAAAGCCATAAAAAAATTTGGTGAATTTGTAACTCTGATGGTAATCTTACCATATTTTGACTCTAAAGCATTTTCTATTTGCTCTAATGATACGCCCTTGCGTATTATAGCCTTTGTATCTGTTGCCATTTTTTAATTTATAAGAAATTTTACTACCTGACCGAATGCAAATGTAATAAATAAAGTTTACAAAAAAACACGAAACGAAAAAATAGTTATTAACAAATTAATAATATATACTAAAATACAAAAAAGATAATTATATTTGTATCTGAAACAGTCAAGTATTTATTAAAAAACTAAAAAAATGGAAGCAACCTCATTAGTTAACAAGGCAGAAGAAAAAAGAATTAAGCAAGCTACTGAAACATTAACCTATAAATTAAATTTAGAATTAATAGATTTTAAAGAACGTTTTTTAACTTCTTACGTGAATTACAGGTTTGCTGAGTTTGATGCTCAGATAAAACAAATTAAAGATATAATATATGATGAAAAGCAAATGAAATATCGTTATACACTCGAAATGTTTAATAAAGACCAAGCACACAAAATTAAAATTATTGAGAAACAGAAAGCTCTTACATCAACAAACACCTTGAAGTTTATTAATGAGGCTAATGAAAACTACATTACTAAATTCACCCGATTGGTATCTGAGTTGGTTAAGCATGATGTTCGTTCATACCCATTAACAATAGATAAAATTACAAGTGGAAGTACAGAACACGATTTTAACTTCTTAATTACACACTCAACCCAAGTTAAAACAGTACAAGTGTACGCGAGAATCATATTTGCGGAAGGAGAGATTAATGCACCACATTACAGGTTTATAATTACCGCTAATAAAAACTTAAAACATTAATTTTAAAAAAAAATGGCAAAAAAGATAAAAACTTTTGAAGATTGTAAATCTCATTTAGATACTTTTATTAAATCCCCGTTTACCAATAAAGAAGGATTGATAAAACAAGTTAATTCTTGGGTTACTGTTCCGATAGAACAAAGAAAGAAATTGATACAACATATTAATAAAACAAAAAAGTAAATAAGATGAAAAAGATTAATATAACAATACCTGATAACCTTAATGAAATACAGGAAGCAAAATTAATTCAGGAAAAGTTAACTCAAAAAGCATTAAGTGGTAATGGTAACAATTTAATTAATAAAAGGATTGGTGATGAGGTTATTGTAAAGGACTTGGTTACTCAAATAACCATAAAAAGAACAGGTGAGAAGCCAGTAGAGTTAATGGATTGCCCTATTTGTAAAACACAGTTTCAAAATAATTTTTTTAACCCTGTTTTCACTAATTACGGTGGTGTTATTAAGCGGCATAAAACATGTTCTAATAATTGCCAACAAAATTTTATTGAATTTTGCGGAGATGGTAGGGCATCAGTAAAGCGTAAGGATTTAAAACCGTTAATTGATTTTAATAAACATTAAATAAAATGACAATAGCACAGATAAAAAAGCAAATGTTGGAATATAGAGATTTTTTCGGTGGTGATATTATGTACACCGATGAAATTGAAAAAGCTACTACCAAAAAACAATTAAATGAGTTGTTAGATAGATATAGCGGACATTTAGAAATGGTTGCTGTTGATGCTCAAAGCCACTTGAATAACTTTAGGATAAGATTAAATATAAATGGATATTAATTAACTAACCCTTTAAAAACAAATAACATGATAGAAGAATTAGAAAAAATACTTTTAACCAAAAATAGATGCACAATTACCGAAGAAGCTGCTGACGAGGATGAAAACTATTATTTCAAATGGAATGATGTTTTAAATGCAATGGAAGAAGCCTTAAAGCTGCAAGAGGGTAAAAAACCCTTAACGGTTGAATACATGGCTAAACTTATGCAAAATGCAGAAAGTAATTGTCTTGGAGCTTGTGGAACTATTGATATTTGTAATGAAGAAAATTGTAGTGGTATATGTGTACAATATAAAAAAGCCGCCCAACAAATCTATTCAGAAATGTTATCCACCCCACCAACACCAATAGACAAAAAGGATATTACGGAATTACAGGCTGATATTAGAAATAAATTAACGCCATTCAAATCACTTATAAGTTTTGCAAGCATGAGTGAAGTTGATAGAAGTAAAGTAGAGCATTTAATTTTGCCTGAATTAATAGAAACTTGTTTTAAAAATATAGAATATTTATCTAAACTCCCTATTAATATAGAGGTAGAGAAAACGCCAAACTTATTGTTGTCTGCTGTTGAAGAAGAAATTACCATACTGAAAGAAGATAACGAAAATCTTACTTTTTCATTAGAAGATAAAACAAAAAGTGCTTCTATGTGGGCAGCAAAATCTTTAGAAAAACATCAACAATATTTAAAGTTAAAATCTGAAATTACCTCTCTGCAATTACAGTTAAAGGACAAAGAGAATAAGTTGAACGAGGCTATTGAATTAATAAATAAAATATCTGAAATGGATTATACCAACATGATGGGATATAACTGCGTTAAAATGACACAAAATTTTTTACAAACCCTAAACACCAAATAAGATGAAAACAAAAATTAAAAACTTTATTTACAACGCTGTAATTAAGGTAATTGCAAAAAGACTTGTATATAATCAAAATTCATTAACACCTGATTATCTTATAAAAAGAGGTTGGATAACAGAATTTGACGAAGTAAGACAAAAAACATACTACGTTGAAAGCGGTATAAAAAGTCGTGATATGATTTCGGTCGAATTTGAAGCCCATTACTACCGCATTTGGCACGGAAAAGAAAGGGTGTTTGTTGCCTTGGAATCATCAAAAGAATGGTTTGATATTTACTATTTAATGATGCACGGAGATAATGGCAGGCACGATATATCTAAATATTTAAAAACAATAAATAATATTTAAACCATGAATTACAGATATTTTGAATTAATACAAATAAATGGCGAGTTAGTTATAAGGGCTAATGAAAATGAAAAGCCAAAACAATGGATTGAAGTAAAAAGGCAATTAGACTTTAACACAACTAAACTAAACCCCAAATTCGTTAAATGGCAATCCAGCCACAAAGAGATACCTTTTGCGAGTAAGGCAGAAGAACAATTCACTTACTCATATTTATTTAATAATTATAAAGATAAAAGCATTCAAGAAAATCCAATTAAGCTGCTTGAAACAGAATTTCGTGATGATTTAAAAACAGGCATTCAAATAGACTGTGTAGAGGTAAAAAATATAACCGACATAGACAAACAAATTATTAATAAAGTAGCCTGTTTCAAACCCAAAGTAGAGGAAACTAAAGAAATTTTAGAAAAACTTTTTGCTCAAAGAGAAATAATTGAAGAAAAAATACTTCATATTGATAAAATGGCTCTTATTAATTATGAATTAAAAAAACTACAATCTTAACTAAACTATAACCACTATGAATAAAGAAGAAAAATTACAGGCAGCAGCAGAAAAACGGTATATAGAATTAAAGCAACCGATTACTATTAGTAAAAAATTTATAAATGATTTCGCTATTGATTTAACCACCTCCGAAGCAGCCCGTGAATACTGGAAAGAACTATTTGAGCAAGAAAGTAAACAAAATGCTATTGAGTTTGAAACATGGCTAACCGACGAAGGATGGATAAGAGACCCATTTCCGAGAAAAGATTTTGAAGATTGTGAATTACGTTATACCAACATAGCAACCATTGATGAAGAAGTCAACGAAAAACTAAGTTGTCTTACAATAACCGAACTATATGACATATTTATAAACAATAAACAAAGTAAAGGATGAACAACGAACAAGAAATGGAAAATTTAATTTCCGAAGAAAAATTAAAAGAAGTGTTTGCTAATGCAAATTTCGGAATAACTTCAAGGCGTGATGTAGTAAAATACGCTTTACTTAAATCCTCGTGTGGATACCACAATGGACATACAGCGCAATGTATAATTCAAGAACTTGGATTGGTTGGTAAAAGCCACATGAAATCAGCAACCTTAACAAAACTTGGAAAACAATATTTATGGGCGTGTTTTGGATATAAAAATGTTTGATTACAACATACCCATTGACAATCCAGTATTAACAATGGAAGAAATAATTAAAAGTTTAACCACCAATAACAAAAGTAAACATGAGTAAGGAATTACGATTCCATTCAAAAAGAAAGCCTGCATCTTTAGATGTGGGATGAA